GGCTCCCGATATGATGTTGTTTCCATAGAGAAGGCTCCCAGCTACAGGTTCGCGGATGCCATCAATATCGACTGGTGGTGCCGCTACGAATGCGATGATGAAACAAATGGTGGCTGCAAGGAGACACGGAATCATCAGTGTCCCAAACCACCCAACATAAAGACGGTTATCTGTACTGGTTACCCAGTCACAAAAACGCTCCCAGGTGTTCTGAGAGCGTGAGGCTGCGATTGTTGCAGTCATAAGTAGTTAGTCAAGTCGTGTTACTTTGACTCGTCCAACTCCGGTGCCAGTGAAGCCAATAGCATCAGCTGCACCTTTACTGAGATCGATCTCACGACCAGGGATATAAGGTCCACGGTCATTAACCCGTACAATGGCACACCGTTGATAGCAGACCTTTAGTCGTGTACCAAACGGGAGTGTCTTGTGCGCTGCAGTAAGGGCATTCTGGTTATATCGCTCACCATTAGCTGTAAGGTTTCCATGGAAGCCAGGACCGTACCAGCTAGTGATAACTGACAGAGTAGTTAGAAGAGGAATCATAATAATAAAGCGAGGAACTTTTATATGACCATCTACACATTCCCGTTAGGGAAGATTCCCCCTCGATCCTCGCTACCAAGGGGGAATTATTACCGAGCGGGGTTACTTCTTCTTGCCACCGCCGTGCTTCTTACCGCAGCCCATTAGAAAACTCCAGGAATAATTTGACCAGTTACTACGTAAGCGCCAATAGCAGCAATGAAACCGAGCATAGCCAGACGACCATTAAGAAGCTCAGCACGTTCGTTGTGAGTCACGGTGTAATTAGGGTCCATATACATAGCGGGTTCTTTAGCCCAGATGTTTGTGTCGTTCATTAGAAATTAAGATCAGATACTTCAAGCTTTGCAGCCACGTCTGCGCGGTATGCAGGGTCGTTGTCATAACGAGGATCGCTCATGGCACGTACCAATTCAGCTTGGGAACGGAAGCCTTGTGCTTCATTCCTAGGTGCTGTGCCCTGCAGCATTTGGCCGTCATAGCCTTGTGCATCTTGGAAACGTAGAGCCAACGCATTCACTGCGAAGTAGCAAGCCAACGGATCACCACGTTCCATCACTGTGTCGTACATGCTGATCTCTTGCTCAGACAGGTTCTCCTGAGCCCAGCCCATCATCTGGCCGTATTGCTCTTGTCCGCCTACAATCCCTTGTAAGGCGTCAACATCATCGTCACTCAATACTTCTGTCTGGCTACCATCCTCGACTTGAGATCGGTATTCCAGGTACATCTGTGCAACGTCTGCAGGGTCCATCTTCTGTAAAGCATCCAGAGTTTCATCTGAATACTCGTCTTGAGATTCCAACCAAAGACGTTCAAGGAAATCAGTAGTAGTCTCCTCCTCTACTTCCTCTTGCTCAGGTTCCTCAGCCTGTTCTCTAGACCCATCACCTAGCTTACGTTGAAGCTCGATATATGCTTGCTCTAGATCTTCTGCATCTTTAAACTTACCAGCAAGGAGCTGCTCTTGTTGTTGAGCTAGCTCCTCACCAATCTGCAAAGACTCTTGTTCCTCTGGGGTGAACTCCCCATCTTGGGGTTCAGTCGGATCAAACGTCAGTGTAGCCATTAGTTGTAATTACTTTGAGATTACCAAGGCCAACTGTCTCCACACGGTTCGGTGCACCAAGGGTGGGACGGCCGACCTTCGGCTTGGGTGCGTATTTGTTTTCAAGAGGGGTAGGTGTTGCCACCTCGTCAGCCTGGAATGCCGGCTGCTGGTTCTTGACCCGCTTCGGGCGGGAGGGCGTTGCTTTGTCCATTGATCATCTCCATTGCTTGTGGGTTCTTGCTTGGGTCCATTAGTGGTGTACTCGCAAGCTGTCCCATTTGTTTTGTCATCAGCAGATCCTTCTGCATTGCCAGGTTCTGTTGCTGCTCACTCTGCATGTCATCCATACTCTTAACGAGATTAAGGATGTCAATACCTTGAGCTGCTGCCAGACGCTTGATAACCTCATCACTGTTGATGAATTTTCCAATTGCATCTGGACCCATTGTCTGAGCAATCGTTGTAAGGAATGCTGCTAGTGATTCGCGGTCCTGTCCACGCCCCAAGGCATTTACACCAGCCACAATGGTTGGCTTTACAATGTCCTTAGGAAGACGTGGGATTTGACCGTTCTTCTGGAAGACATTTAGCTTCCGATTCAGATAGGGAACAAGGAACTCAGTAGTCAGCAGACTGAACAGTCCACCGAGCTGTTGCTCTAGCTCCATCTGAGTCATTCGTACCTCTTCTGCTGTCGTCCTTTCAGACTGACGAACACTGAGGATGAGGAATGCTTCAGACAACCGACGTTCCAGTTGCTGCATCATTTCAAATGCAGTCCTGAAGTCAGCTGTCTTACCAACCTGAACAACACCAATGTCATCAGGTCTACCTTGAACGATTGCACCGTTGCCTGCAGAGGCCAGTGTGGCCGGTTTGGTTGTGCTTGAGGGTGATACCACGAACACAACTTTGGCGGCTGCTGCAGAGCCTTCTACCAATGCCTGAGAGAGTGCTTCAAGGGAGCGTAGATCTCCAATGAACTCCTCTACACGGCCACGGCCATACACTTCACCATCGACAGTATTGAAGCGAAGCACCAACCAAGGGTTTGCATCGATGGGTGCTTTGCCCATAGACCCAGGAATGATCTTCTCTTCATACTCTTGGTGCCAGACAAAGCGGTTATTGTCTCGGCGGATGTGAGTGTAGATGTCTACCTCATCATTGCGATCTGCCTCGTTTCCATCAGGACGGTTGGGCAGGATCTGAGGTAGTACCTTCAATAGAAGTTTCTTTGAGATGCGTTCTTTCGTGACTATTTCAAGCACGTTGCCGTTGCCATCTCTTTCTACAACGTAACGATTCAAGGGGTACAGCTTGAGCTGCTTCTCTCCCATGAAGACCAACGCATTACCTGTTACCACCAGATGCTTCAGTGCTTGGTGTACAACGACACGATCACTGGAAGCAGCAATAGATTCAAGGATGGTACGTTCGATCTTCGCAAAGGAAAGGTCTAGCTCTGAGCGGACTTCGGGTGGGAAGTCAGAACCCAATGCAGTGTCATCTACCTGAAGCTTAAAGAAGCTGGTTTGAGGAGGTAGGAGAGCTAGCATCAACTTGGATGCCAGAGTCACTACTCCCTTGGCGCCAACGCTTTGCCATGGTGTAGGTAGATGACGTGCTCCTTTGACCCACTCCTCTTCACCACGATTCAGGTAAGGAAGAGTAAGGTCAGCGGCTTGTCTTGCTACGTTTAGAAAGTTAGAACGGTCACTGGCTAAATAGTCATAACGTGATTTAGCTGACATCATTAAGCGTTAATAGTGTTTCCGTATTGCAGGGAGCGACCAAGCAGACCAGTACCGGCGTTGAGGATGCCAAGGCGACGAAGTCTAGAGCGTGCAGCACCAAGCTTGGTAGCTCCCATTGCTCCAAGGCCACCACCAGACATTTGACCTACGCCGGGATCAGTCTCTTCTTCTTCTTCTTCAGGTGGGATGACAGGCGCTGCAGCAACACTACCGTCGTCAACCTTCTCTTCGTCGTCAGTCTTTGGTAGATCATCAACACCAACGATTGGGTTGCCAAAGATTTTGTTCAGGCGATCCACGTCTCTTACAGGCTGTGCGCCTTCCATTCCGCTCTTGGGTCGGAACGCGAAGACCTCACCAGGCAGACGATTCTTGTAGTCAAACGACGTGGAGTCTTTGAAGATCTGCATCTGCCGGTTTTTGTTTTTGTTTCCGCCTGCTCCGTAGATCCCTGTATCCATGCCGTTTTGAATCATCATGGCAAGGAATGGGTTGCTCTTTGCAAATGCTGAATCAGCCATCCGGTTTGCACCTGATGCGAATGCTGCACCTTTACTTGCAAGCCTTTTCCGAGCTTTAGAAGCATCAATGTCCTTCTGCCTGGCAAACTTCTTCAGCTCGTTCTTACCTACGAAACCGTCTGCAGTGATGTTTGAACGGCTTCCAGGCTTACCAGGATTAAAGGCATCAGTTACACCTTGCTGCTGCAAGGCGTAATAATTGTCCCGTGCTGCACGTTGCGCTGCAACACCATATCGCCCGTCCTTTGTTGCATCGCGTGTTAGTTTTGGTTGTACAGGTGTATTTGTCTGCGGTGTACTTGGCTGCGGAGTGGTTGTTTGTTGTGACGGCTGAGGCGATGGAGCATACTTTGCTACAAAGTTACTGGCAGCTTT